CTGCCCTGGGCGAAGAATGATGCCGCTTTCAATGCCAACAGCAAACTGACAGGTCTCAGTCAAGTTCTGCTCTGACAGCAGCGTCCACTTACCAATCCTGTGGGCCTGACCTTGGCTGTAACAACCAACAGCCTTGATATCTTTGTTAATGATGCCGTACTTGACTACAGCATCGTGGTCTTCAACATATTCAAACTCTGTATCACCTTGGGTGTCGTAGTTCTGGTACGCAACTGTCGCAACGGTATGACGAGCCTTCTGGGACGTTCCAGTGTATGTAAACAGCCCGTCAATTACGTTTGACGGACCAAGTGCATAGCTTGAGTCGGTTGGCTTGTCTTGGTTGAGAACCAAAGAACCTGCACCGTAGTAAGCAATGCCTCTAAAAATGGCTGTCATCTCTTGGATAACGTTGTAAACCTCATCACGGCTGTTAATCAACATATTGAGGCTGAAACGCGGCTCTTGACCGCCCTTGCCGTCATCAACAAGAGCGTTGCAGTATTGGCTTACAGAAAAGAAGTCATACTTGTCGAGCGTGTCTTCAGGAATACCCGCGCCATAGCGGTCTGAAATCAAAAGGTCATACAAACACCAGGCTGGATCGTTTGTCCATGTCGCTGCTTGAAATGTGCCGTCCCAGATGCCCGAATACGTGATCCGTCCCAGATGTGTAGTGGTGTCTACTGTTGCGTTGCTTGGAATCTTGACCTTGATTCCACGAATTAAATACTTGCGAGTCGGAATGCTGCTGAACTCACGCGAGTCGAAACGAAGCGCAACTAAAGCCGAGTTTGGATAACTTAGCTTCTCGTCAACAATTTCAGTGAAGCTTTGGAAAATAGTCGTACTGGCAATTTTGCTGCTCGTTTCGTCAGCACTGACTCGCACCATGCGAACCTCAACGTTTGTGCTACTGCTCAACGTGATCATGTAGTCGCGTTGATACCGATTGCTGCTTTTGCCGGTAATTGTGCCAGAACCGTTTAAATTTACCTCATTAAAACCACCACCGTTATAGTTAATTAGAATTTTGATCTCTACGCTATGACCAACAATGTCACCATCGTCTTCAATTTTTTGAAGACTAGGGATAGTAAGCGTTACTCGAAGACGATCAACATTCGTCCCGTCGACGGAACGAGTCACAGGGGTTCCGTTGGTAACCTCAACGTTGACTGGCCTTTCGACCTGAGTTGATCCAAAATCTCCAGGAATATGGTTCTGCGCTTGCGTACCATTCCGCGTGACAACCGTGTAACCAGAAAAATTATTTGTGCCGTCTGCGTTTTGAACTGGGGTGTCGTCAAGAAAAATGCTTTTATTGCCGTCGTCTAGCCCTTGAATCTCGCCTTCACTGACTAAATCCAGAACACTGGCAAACTGAATCGACTGCAGAGTATCGTCTGCTTCAGTTGGGGTGCGACTGCCACCGCCGCCTTTACCACCACCGCCAGCACCTTGGATGTACTTGGTCTGAGTCATGCCTGCACCTGATCAACATCAAGACCGCTGGACAGCACCGCTGAACCAACAAACACTCGCCCATAAGCTATTGGAACAGGCAAGCCTTGTTTAGCAGTATTAACGACGTTATTAAAAACAAACGATTCCAACCTTGCCGCTTCTTTTCCGCGCTCCAATCCCAACTGAGGTTGAGGAGAGATCGCCTGGGCAATTCCTCCTAAAAGCAAGCTGCCCCCTGCAAGTCCAATGCCTAAAGAGATCTTGCCGAACGTTGTACCAAAAACGACTGCAGATCCAGGGACAAATATAGAGGCAGCTATCAAACCAATTCCAAGAAAAATTGAGCCAGCGCCCCTGCCCGCACCAGCGATGACAGGCGTGATGCTAAATACCTCTCTTTCGCTGAAAGGCATGAACAAAGGAGATATGTCTTGCTCAGTCACCTTTTCTCTACTAACTGCTACTCGATACCCAACACCGTCTTTTTCGCTGTCAATCAGCCACTTTTCTAAACCCGGAAAGTTGACGCACAGCGCTTTGATCGCTTGCGCTGGTGTCGCTACGTCAAACTCAAAACGACATTGACCAAGCCGTTTACGCAAAGCGCCATAGACCTTAACGACTTTCATGCCTCAAGGCGCAGGCAGTGCTTTTCCCATAATAACCGCCGTAAAGGTCTCGGCTAGACAACCTGCCCTGCACATGATGCAGCACTTGCTGATCACCCATATAAATGGCTGCATGGTTTGGTACGGGTGAAACGAGGTTCATCAAAATCAAATCACCACGCTCCAGCTCCTCTACTGGGATCTTGCGAAACCCTTCCTTGCTGAAATTGTCTAGATACAGGTTCTGACCGTGATCCCACCACTGATCACGCCTGTCATAGTCACGCAATTCAATGCCGTACTCTCTTGCGTACCAGTCGCGTACAAGGGTGTAACAGTCAACCACGCCGTGAACAAACTCACGTCCCACATACGGCAACTGAAATCCAGCTGGTTCGCAGTAGCCCCATGCCTCAGTGTTTGGATTGACGATGAACCAAGGCAGCTCTGACTTCTCGCAGGCCACTCGGTCAGCTGTTGATGGCTGAGGATTCGTGATCGGATGGCTATGCACAATCGCCACCACCTCGCCTTGGTCCTCTACTTCGTTCCAGCCGCTCAAAACAAAGTGCTCGTCAGGCGTCTCAGCGATGTTTTGGCACGGGAAGTACCTGCGCCGTCCTTTGACAACAGCAACCAAGCCACAACACTCACGAGGTGCTTCAGCTTTGGCGTGCTCAAGAATCTCAGCCTTCATGGCTGTTGACAGCCGCATCACTTGGTAAGACCTGCTCCAGGGAACGATCCAAATGGCAGCTCAGCGTTATCGCCAAAACGGCACTTGCAACTAGCAATACGCTTTCCGCACACGTCCTCAGCATCAGTGGTCACACCTTCGTTGTTCACGTCAAACCGCCTGAAGTTGACGCCATCAATGTCCTTGCCTGGGCCGGTAGAAGGGTTGTACCCACACTCCGTTGACTTGTAGATCCACTGGCAAACGTTGGCAATGACCTGACGTTTTGGCAGCTTTTGACCCGCCAAATCGAACTTACTGGCCAGCTCGAAGGTCACGGTGTCGCGTGACTCGCTTGCTTTACGGTCGATAAACCAACGCTCTTGCGGGAACTGGGCATTTGGGTCAGGCACGCCACTGGGGTTGCCCAAAGTTTCAGCGTTAAAGCTGTCTCCGTCTTGCGTAATCAACGTGTCGCCACCTTGCGTAATCGCAACGTTCTCAAAGCGAAAGTTGATGTCGTCAAGGTATTTCTTGAGAGTGCGGATGCGCCGAACCTCCGCTCCACCAAGATCATTCCCTGCGGTTGTGGCATTGACCAACGCGAGCAACACCGACATGGTGCTGTCGAGATTGCTGACCGTCAGCGTTGGACGTGGCAACGTTCCAGTGCTGGTGTACTCAAAACCTTCTGCCTTAACCGGCAGTCGCGTGTATTCATTGCCGTTAAACGTAACGTTGACCTGTTGATTATTGTCGTTGCGACTCATCCCGGCGTGCCAGCGATACACGTCTGAACTGCCGTGCAAACTGCTGTCCAAACGCAGTTCAAACAGCTCGATGACGGCACTAGGCGCAAGCTTCAGCAGCTCGTCGTAGACGCTGCTGATTGCAGTCCAAACACACGTTCCATCCGTAACCGTGCTGGCTATATCTGTGGGCCACGTTGGTTCTGAGCTGGCTGACGTTCCAGCAGTTGTGCAGCGGAACCACAAGCCAGTTCCATACGAAACCGTTGGACGACGAACGTCACCAACAGAAAACGCAGTGCTAGCGGTCCAAACTGCTGTCGCCATTACGGTTCAAAAACTTCGCGGAACGTTGCTTGAATTGTGGCGCGGTTCAAGTAAGGAATCGACTTACTCCACGTCTCACAGACAAACTTTGAGCTAGAAGCCTCTCCTGGCGGTGTGAAGTCGAATGGAGCGTTGTCGTCAGCACGAGCATCCAAAAACGTTTCGATAGTGTCGGCGTCAGTCTCTGACACCTCAAACGTCAGGTTGTAGGTCTTGGGGTTTTGATTGAGGCCAAAAGTCAGTCGGGCTTCGTAGCCGTCAGAAAATTGCACCTTGCGAATGCTTGGTGCGCTGCGTTTTTGCAGCCCATACTTCGGAGTAATTGACGGAAAAGTAGCCATTAGCTTGCGAGGAGACCGCCAGGACGTTTTTGCTTGACTAGCTCAGATTGCACAGCTGCAGCAAGCATGTTGCCAAGCTGTGTTGCTTGATCTGAGTCGCCTTGAACAGATGAGCCAGAAGCATCTACGTTCACCACAATGTTAGAGCTGCCCATTGCGTTGTTTGGAACGATATTGCCCTGCGCTCCAGGGACAAACAACTCAGGACCGCGCTCGCCAACCATGTAAGGCTGTCCTGCTCCAACCGGACCTCCGTTAGCTCGTGGAGTAAGACCGCCAAGACTATTGACAATGTTTGGATCAACAGCAGTGATGTCAATCGTTTCACCGCTAGACATTTTTGGCATTCCAGCAAACATGCGGGCAATGCCGATCGCGATATACGTCGCAATTATCTGTTTAGCTGCATCAGCCAGCATCGACGCAATGCTGCGAAGGAAGTCTGCAAACGCTTGCTCTGCAGTCTTAGTACCTTCAACAACTGACACCAAACTGTCAAACAGCGAGTCTGTTACCGGAACGGTAAGAGCCATCGCCTCTGCAAAACGAACCTGAGCCAAAGCAGCCTCGTTCCGTGCAGGCGTAAGCTCTTTCTGCAGCTTTAGTTCTCTTTCAAGAAGAATACCTTTTCTAACAAGTGCTTCTTTTTCAGCGTCACTAAGGTCTTGACCCATTTTGATATTTAAATTGTTTTCGTTTATCTGTTTATTTAACAGATCTAAAGTTTCCGTGTATCTAAGCGCTTGCTCGTTTTGCAGCTCAGAACTCTTGCCAAAGAAAGGATCCATCAAAAATGATTCCCTTGCAAACGGACTCGTAGATCGCACCTGCCTGTCAGCTTCAATTCTTTGCTGCATTTCATTCAACTGAATCCCCTGTAAGAACTGCCTGATTCCAAGTTCAGCCGATGCTTGCTGCTGACGTGCTGAAATTTCTGCGTTTTCTTTTGCTGCCTTAGCTTCCAAGAAAGCCGCTTCCGCTAAAGCTTGTTTCAGCCCTAATCTCTCCTCGTCAGCATCTGTTTGAGCGTTTGCAAGCTCTAAATCAGCCTTTGCAAGCTTGATATTAGCCTGCCCAAGAGCTATTTTACTTTGCTCAACCTCAAATTGACCTCTAATCAAACTAAAACGGTCTTGCTCAATTTTTACCTCAAGTCCAGCAAGCATTATTTCTGATTGCCTGATTGCCTTAACGCGTTTAGCAATGTCAATTTGCTTCTGAGTTGGCAAAGGTGGCTTATCAGGTTTTGCAGGCGGCGCTCCAGTGCCTCCTAGTGCTCCCTCATCTGCCATTTCGCCTTGAGCTTGAGCGAAGCCTGCAGCTCTTCCCAGCATTCCACCGCCTGGGTCTGGACCGCCAGCGCGATTGAAAAGATTTACTGCTTGAGTCAAAAACGTGATAAACCCAATAAGCTTGTTAGACGCAAGAGCAGCAAGAGAAAGCCTTAATTTTTTAACTTCATTTGCAAATTCATCATTTTTTTCTTTAAATTTTTCAATATCTTCAATTCCAAAATCTCCAATTTCTTCGCTGAGCGTTTCTACGGCAACAGCGCTAGCAGTTGAATTCAAGCCAAGATCTTGAAGCTGTCTGATCAGCCCTTTTGTTTTCGTGCCAGAAAGCGGCAGAAGGTCAATTAACTGCTGAGCATTTCTTGTGGGATCCTCTAACGCCTTGCCTAACTCGACAGCCGCGTCAACGGCTGCATCCAGAGGAGTTAAAAGAACTGATCCAGCAATACCACCTGCAAATGACGCTTTTTGCCCAAACGCAGCGCCTCCTACTCCACCACCAATAAGTCCACCAGCCGCAGAAAAACTAGGACCACCAAAAAGCAATGGAAAGCCGCCACCAAGGATTGCTCCCTGTGCAGCATCACCAAGCATCTGTTTTCTGGTGCGACGAGTCTTCTTAGCTGCTTTTTCTTCATCCTCTGCACCTTTTTTCTTGGTTTTATTTTGGTTGATAATTTTTTCGTTTTGCCTGATCTGATCTCTAAGCTCCTCAGACATTTCTTCGGCTGCATCAACCCGCTTTTCATCAAGAGCAAGATTGATTCTTGCAACCTGACTGTTAAGTTGACCAACTTGAACGTCTTTAGAAGCAAGCGCATTGATCCGCTCCACCAACGCGACCTGCTGCTTACGAAGCCTGTTGCCTTTTTCAATTTGAGCTGACTCAAAACGAACTTGCTGAGCAAGAGCCTCGGGACTACCCAACTGAGTAGCAGGACCAATCGCTACACCAGCTCTTTGACGAGCAGTTCTTACTACTTGATTTTGCGTAAAAGCTAGATTCTCTGCCTTTTTCTCGGCTTCCGCTAAAGCATTTGCATAGTTTTTAACTTGAGCAGTTTGCTCGTCAAACGATTTACCGCTCTTCAAAGAGATGTTGTCGAGAGCCGTAGCAAAAGCACGAGCCTGACCATTTACACCAGCTAAAGTGCTGGAAAATTCACTTGCTGTTGACTCACCTCGCTTCAGAGCGTTAGTAATTCTTTGAGAAAACTTGTCAAGCTCTGTTCTTGCTTTTCGTATTTCATCATGTAATTTTCCACCTCGTCGAGTCGTAAGACTAATCGGTTTAATATCTGCGGCAAGACTGCGTACTTTCGCAATCGTTTTTAAAGCCGAATCAATTTGAGACTGGCCTTTGACGCTAGTGACTATGTTTAGGTTGTAGTCCATAGCCGCGTCAGGCTCGACACTTCACCTAATCCTACCGCCTGCTCATTGTTTGCGCCCTACTGCCAGTCTTAGCATTCTGGATCGCCTTCTCTTCCTGCTCGTTCTTTAGCTCGAAGAACGCCGCCCAACCGACTAGCTCCTCTTGCGTCAAAGTCTGCGAAAGCTGAGCAACCGTCATGCCCAGCTCCTTTGCTAACGCATAGATAAAAAACCAATCACCATTAGCTTTTGAGGTCTGCCTTCGCTTCCTCCACCTTGCTTTCCGCTCCAGAAGACAGCATGGCAAGCTGAATCTCCTGAAGCACGGCTGCCTCAACAGAGTTCTTCAGCACAGCCTTTTCGCCATCTTGGAACAGACGCTTGCCATCAGCGTCCAAAGCCTTGCGGATCATCATGCCAAGGGCAAAATCACCAGCATCATCAGAGTCAGCGCTCTTCTGAATCGACTCACGCTCGGCAATCGTTAGAGGGTGCCAGTAGATCTCCAGCACTACTTCACCGTTTTGCTCAACTTGATGCTTATAGAGCTGACTGACACCAAACTTGTTGCGAAGAAGCTCTGCGGCTCGCATTGAGGACTTACCTGCTTTCAATAGAATACTACGCCGTAGCCGTAAATTGACAAGAAATTACGCCAACAAAATGCGATCTGTCTTCAATGTCCAACGGTGTAGGGCCAACAATATCTAAAACCCTAGGCTTGCTGCTAAACGTGTCGGTGTAGCCAGGAGCGTTTACTGAAGTCAATCCATCAATAACTGACTCGCTAATGGCTGAAAGCACTGCCGTACCGGCAGACTTGGGTACATAGACGTTGCACTGAATAGTTCCAGCGTAATAATCCTGTGCTGCGCCTTGGTTTTGGAGCGTGGACTGACCAAAGTTGACCGTCATCAAAATGTATTTCTTGGTCTTGCCTGGCGTTGTGAAAGCAACGTTGTCGTATTTCATCAACACCGTTGCGTCTGCTGCTGCTACAGCATCAGTCACGGCCTTTTCAAAAGCTGCTCTGGCGTTGACTAAGGTCATGACTACAGCTCGGTATAACCAGTGTAAATCTCGCCAGCTTGCGTGCCAAACGTTCCAATGCCTTGGCGGGCTCCAACAGAGATGCGTGGAGCACGCGGCTTGAATGCTTCTCCAAAAAGTTTTGCCATCTCTGGTCCCTGCACAAACTGCTGAACTTTGCCATTCTCTAGTGCGTAAACAGCGTATTTAGCTGTGTTTCCGATATAAACACGTCGTTTGTAGTTGAAAGCTTTATCAGGCGGATAAAACCTAGGATCAATTTTGTACTCGCTACTTCCTTTGCTATTTCTGCCTCCTTTGCTAGTCCATTTAGCCTTGCTAATGCTGAGCCAGGGCTCTTCCAGCTCGTCATTAGCCTTGATTGGCGATGTGTCTGCCTTCCAGCTAGAAGCAAAAAAGCCCGTATAGACAGGACTGCGTTTTTTAGTCGCCAGACGACGCATAATCGTCAAAATCAATCGATTAAAACTCTCCTGCATATACGCCTCTAAATCAGGCCCAACCAAATCAAGAGATCTAGCTGCAGCCATTAGAACCTCACCAGCAAGATATACAGGTACTCTTGACCGCCGCGAAACGTTTCAATGTCAGTAATCTGAGCAACACGGTTTGAGCCAGCAAATTTCAGCGTCACCGTATCTTCAAACGTAGGCTGATTATCTCCGATTTGATCAGGCGAGATATAGACACGAGCTTTACGCTCTTCGCGCCCTTCTTCTTCTTCTGACCGAACAAACTCAAGCGGTGCATCAAACGAGTACGCCGTATCAGTCGTTGTCAGCGCTCCAGTGCTTGTGTTGTAAGTCGGAGATGCCTTACGGGTGTACGTGATCGTGTGATCAAACGACTTGCCCAAGTCAGCAACGACCTGCTTGGCAACGTTCTTAAAAAGCGTGTCGAGTTGACCTGCCATCTCAACCCCTCACAACGCGGACAGAATACGAGCCACTGCCGCCCAGACAATAAGCGCCGAGATAAGACTGAAGCCAAGGATAAACGTCGAATACGTTATTAACAGTTCCAACAGCCTGGCTAGAAGTGTTGTACTTGACTTCCATCTCCCCGAGCTTGACGGATTCGTATAGCCCCGTATCGCCGGTAGTCCCTGTAATCGAGTCCGTGTCATTAGCCAGTGCGTTGGCTAACTCATAGGTAGCGTATTTAATGTCGTTTGGAATCGCGGAGCAAGCAAGCTCAACACGATCCACGTGATAATTGTTGCGAGGCCAGCTCAGCGCTTGGTCTGCATCGCAACGATCACCGTAAAAATTCAACGTATCGATCCAGCGTGTTGCAGAGATCAGCGCTCGGTTCTTCGCGTCATCAGTCTTGTTGTCCCACTGCGTGCTGCTTGGGACGGTTTCAAAATACGCATTGGCTTCGGCCAACGTCACGAAGCTGTTGGCTGTCTCACTCTGGAGCGTGGCGTTGATCGTGGCAGCCATAGCAGCAAAAAGGGAAGGCCCCACCTAATGGTAGGGCCATTTGTCTCGTCAGGATCAGGACTTGAGGCCGTTATCCAGAGGAGTGTTGACGA